GGTGGTAGTAATTGATCGATATCTTTAACTCCTAGCGCCTCATACATGTGTCGATAGGCATGATAAATATTATGCATTTGTGGATTAGTCATAGCAATCTGCATTTCTGATTGTGCAATGCTAATACGTTGAGTTTGTGAAAAAATGTTTGGATCAGCAACTGGTATAATATCTACTTTAGCATCAAAATCTTCTTTAAATATTTGATTTTGGCCACCGACAACATCATACGGATACATTGCTGGTAAATAACTTACAAAATTTTCTGCTAACAACATAAACTCACATTTCATTGCGGCGTATAAACGTTTATGTATTGCTGACATAACCCGCGATCCGCGTTCCAAGAGCGCGACGGTCGTACCGACTGCTGCACCTTGGTTACCATCACCCACTTGCATATCTGCTATGCTCGCGAAGCGTTGACCGGCCTGAACCACTGTACCCATTAATTGTAATAGGGTTGCATCTGGTCCTTTGAACGGTAATGGCATGAACGCGTCTCTAAGGTTTCCACCAGGGGCATCTACATCACGAAACTCGCCCGGCTGCAACGGTTGCGCTTCGTCGCGGACTCTGATGCCACGCATCTTGAATCCGGCTGGTAAATTAGACAAGGTGCCGGCATCTAAGAGTTGTCTTAGAGCGGCTGTGGCGGTTCTAGAAAGTCCGCCAATCATATGAATTAACCCAAATCCATAGAAGCCTAGTCCTGGTAAAAATTTAAAATGTACAAAATAATCTTGTCGTGTTTTTAATTGGTCGTTAACTTTCCAATTTCGTTTAATAGCTAAAACTTCTCCGGTGTCTTCTTCAATCGTAACAATATATGGAAACTTCATTCCAGTAGACTCTTGTGTGTCCGGATTTATATCTTCAAAGCCTTCTATTTCTAAATTAACGTGACATTCTAAAATAGAATACACTTCGTTTCTATTTGTCTCAGTGCCGTCTAATTTATCTTTTTGCTCTTGTACATCAGATTTATGATAAGTACCACTGTCACCTATGTCTGTATTCATGCTGTAAATACCAGCTAGTTGGTGTTGCACTAAATCATTATGTGTCATCTTAACACGATGAATAATAGTTTCGGTATCATCTAATGATGTAGCTGTATAAGGCACATACAAATCTTCTGCTGGTATAAACTTAGATACACTTCTTTGTAAAATTGCATCGTAATAAACTTTTTTAAATGTAGAACCTGACAGCGGTAAATTAAATAACATTTGATCAAACTCAGGCTCATACTCTTTCATGTTAACCATTAGTTGATAATTCATAAAATCTTTTACTCGCGATGCTTGCGCAACTTTTTCCGATGATTCTAAACCCATGATTTGAGTTCTAACGGGTCCGCCTGCAGGTAGTAATTCTTTATAAGCTAGTGCTTGAAACTGTGTTACTGCTTCGGCTAATACTGGGTGAGTAGCACCACTTGCACCTTGAAACGGTTCTGATCTGTCTTCGTATTTAAAACCTAGTAACTCTAAACCTTGTTTGTAAGTTTGTTCCCACTCTGAACGTGAAGCATCACATTCGTCAAATTCTGCTAAAATATCACTAGATATTTCATTTACAATATCTTCTTCTAAAAAATCAACCAGGTTAGCATCATGTTGGTCTGCACCTTGCATTGCTTCTGCTTGTGGATCAAAATCTATTTCTGCACCACCGTCTTCGGTCATTGAAATATTCATATCGTCAGATGGGTTTAGGTCTTGTGCCTCTAGTTCTACGTCTTCCGGTAGAACATCTGTAGGCATTTTGCCTGGTATCATATTTTTATCTATAGCCATTATTTTCTCCTAAATAAACTTCCCATGCCGTCGGACACCGGGCCTTTTTCTGGTGGTACTAAACCACCCTTGTTAAATCTTTTTTCTATCTGCAATCTTATTTGATCTTCTGGTAACATCATACCATCTTCCATTATAGCATCATCATAATAACCGCCTGTTAATCTAAAGTCATTAGGTAAATCTAAACCTGCTTCATACTCCATAATTGGATCCATGTTATAGTTTTCATTACCTCTACCACCTACACTAATATCAAAAGGTCCAACTTTTGCACCACCTTTAACATCATATTCTCCTGATGAACTATCATACCTAGGCTCAAACATTGTATCTACTTTATCGCCATCTTTAAAACCTACGCGACCGCCCATATTGAAACCGCTATCGCTTCCTTTTAATTTATACATTTCTTTTAAAAACTGCTCTGTTCCCTTTGGATCCTTAGCAAGTGCTTTTTGTATTTTTGAACTATTGTAAATAGCATCGGCTCTAAATTTTTCATAGTCTATAAGACTATAGAATATATTTTTTTCTTTGTCACTATAACGTGGCGAGTCTTGTATCATTTGTTCTAGTTCATCTATAGTTCTACTACCTGCAGGCGTATCAGCTCGTCTGGTTAAATCGGTACCTTCATCTCTAATAATGTTTTTAATTTGCTCCATATCACCTATAGCATCTGAACGTTGTGCTCTAGCAACACCTTTTTGTGTAGTCATAGTTTTTTCTAGTTGTGGTCCTATTAATTTTAATAAACCTGCTAAACCACCTTTAAACTTTTTTTCTCGAGGTTTAAATGGTACTACGTTGTCACGATATTTTAACCCTGCTTTGGAATCACTAATAATTCCACTTTTAGTGCTGTTAGGTATAATATCAAAACTTTTTATTTTTGGTGTTAGATACATCATAAAGTTTTGGAAATCACCACCGTCTACATTAACTTCACGCATACGTTGTTCAAGTGCTGCTAACATATCTTTTTTAGTTGACTGAGAAACCATATCGTAGCGTTTACCAGTAGCTATGTCTTCATATATATCAAAAAGTTTTTCCTCTTTAGCACCAATAGATTCTCTTTCAAAGTTTCTAACTAAAGCCTCTTCATTAGCTAGTCCTACCTTTTTAACATTTTGTTTGTAAGTTTGTTTTTCTCCAAAAGGTTTAAAACCTTTTCTAGCAGCATTAATTGCCTGCATAATACCTTTACCAAGTTGACCGCCAAAACCCATGCCGATTCTACCGCCGGCCGCGTTCAACGTTCGTTTTGGATTAAGTAAACCTTCCATGGCTTTTAAAGCCTCTTCGATACCGTCTTCATCGGCAATACGATTAAATTCATCTAGCACTTTAGTCATCTCTTCCATTTCTGCAGATTGAATTTTTAATTTATCTAGATTAGATTTTTCTAGTGCCAACATCCTATCTAGTTCTTCTTGTAATGGATTTAAATTGCCTCGTGAACGTTGCTGTAACATCCGAATTTCTCTTTCGGCTGCAGTTTCTGCATCAAGAAATTTACGTGATTTTTTAAGTGCGGCTGCAGTTTCATAATCTACACCAGGATCACGTGGTGGTCCTATGTCTAACTTCGTAACAGCTTTTGGATTAGCCTTTTTTTGAAATAAGGATAGTAGTCCTTTTATTATTTTTGCCTTCGACATTAATAGTACGTCCTTTGTTGTTGTGGCAACGGTTCATCCTCATAGTCTTCGGGATGGTCAACAAAGCCACCTTGTCTAAATCTCATTACTGCTTGAGTCATGCTGTCCACTAAGTCATCGTGTTCACCTAGCGGGAATGCAGCGCATTCCTCAATCACTTCCTCTGCCCATTTCGTATCCGGTGCCCAAACCATACCAGATTCAAACAACGGTGCAACAGAGTTTATCCTAGTATGTTTATCATTTCCTTTGCTTGGTGTAAAGTTAATAACGGGTATGCCTAATTTACGTAATTCGTAGGTTAATGGCAGTCCTGACGCTTTTGCCTCCACGATCACCGTTTCGGGCTTCCAATAATCATACTGTTCTTTGGCCACGCGCCGTAGTTCGGGAAACTCGTATCTATCTTTAATCATATCAATAAGTATTAACTGCGGTCCGCTGTCCTCGTCTGGGGTAAAAACACCCCATGTTGTTATAGCACTATAATCGGCCGTTTCTTTTTTCATAAATGCGGTATCATAACTTTGTATGACATGTTGTAGTGGTGGTAGTTCATCTTTGTCCCA